GTCGTGCGTTTCTGCCAGAAGTTTTCCTCGGCCATCCTGTGGAATGAAGATCCGAAGGCAGTATACGCGTTCCCTTGTCGCGGAAGTTTCAGGCAGTAGTCATAGTAGAACTGCCGCGGACACTGGCGGTACTTGTTGACCATTGACGGCGATAGGCTGGTTATGTTCATTTGTATTTCCTCAAGGTATCCAGAGCATCCTCGATAACGTCTTCCGCTTCCTCTAGCTCTGCTTTCAGCGTGGTAATTTCTTCTTCTTTCTCCGCCAGTTCCTTCTTCAAGTCGTCCATCCGATCAGACAATGAGTCTATGTCGTCTTGCATCTCCTGAAACTGCGCGTCCACATCCGGATCTTTGTATTTCCTCATTTGTCAGCCTCCACCGGTTGCGCTCTGAGATCGTCGTTCTGGTTTATCAATTCGCCGCATTGTACCCGCCAGTTAGCATTTGACGCCTGAGCCTCAATCAACTGCTGTTGAAGCATGGCGTTTTCCTTTGCGAGTCGCTGTATGTCGTTCTCAAGATCATTTATTGTGCGCTCAGGATCATACGCATCCGATCCCATAAGTCGATGTACCGCCGCCGATCTCTCCGCTTTCATTCTGTCAACTGCTCTCTTTGCTGAGTGTTTCATTTTGCCCTCGCTTGTGTTGTGGGTTAGTCCGCATCCCCATTATCTGCCACTGGAACTAATAGCATAAACGGGTCAATCCCGAATGCTCCTGCCAGCTTGCCAACTACGTCAATGCTTGCGCCGCGTTCGCATCGTTTCAACTTATATATGGCGTCTATGCTCACATCGGATCGTCGCGCCAATTCGGCGTTGTCCATCTGCATCCTCTCTTGCCATATACGAATCTTCGCGCTCAGTATCACTCTCAAATCTTGCATCTAAAATCACCTCCTTCCAGTTATCCTCATCAGGGCTGGTACATCCAGCCGACGCCCCCTGCGGAGCGTTTCGGAGTTTATACTTTTGCGTATGTTCGATCAGGTTCCTGAGTGAGATCCCAGGATATGATCACGCCATCATCAACCCATTGGTCTAGGTCGAAATTTTGAGATGCTATTTCCATCGCCTCATCCCTGTCATCTGCCTCGATAGCCTCGTGCTTGATGGAGTAATCAACGTCCGCCCAATGCAATGCCACTTCCCAAAAACGCTTCCCATGATCAGTGATACAAAAACAAAGATAAAACATCATCAAAACCTTTCAGGGGGCTTGCGCCCCCGGTTCGGTGTGTGTTTATTCGTGGATGCTCTCGTTGAGAATCTGTCGGGCGTTTTGCTGTTCGTATGCGTCCCACTCTGCCTCTGCGACCTGAGCGGAGTCGCTGTCGTTCCAGAGAATTTGCCGGGCTTCTTTTTCTTGGGGGCTATCGTCCTCTATTGCCGCCTCGTCCAGGTGGGCGCGCCAGAGTTCGGAGAGTTTTTCGTGTTCCGCCTTGAATCGCTCCGCTCTTGCGAGTTCCTTCGTAAGGTATGAGATCTCTTTATCCATACCAGTGATTTCCAATTCCAGATCGCCGATTACCGAATTTCCCATGATCATTGTTTCGTTCTGCATTGTGTGTCCCATTTCGTGTATCTCCTTTGCTGCGTTTCGTTGAGTAACTCGTTTTGTCTTATGCTTATAGTATAACACATATTCCGGCCATAGTCAAGGATATTATTAGACTTTTCGCATATCGCCGCCGTTTTATTTCAAAATAGTTTTTGAGTGATAGAGCGGGGAGAGGTCGTCTACCAGGTTCAGCTCAGGGAATGACTAAAGGCATAATCATTTAGAGCTGGCTCCAGGAAGATCCATCGATGAAGCTGCTGCATGTGGTTGGTTATATTGTATACAGGGGCGCTCCCCGCCTGGATGGGAAAGGGAGAGAATATAGAACAGAGAGCGCCATAAAATGTGATTATTAAAACAGATCCAGCACTGCGTCAATAGCTTTCTGCTTGATATTCGCCTTCTCTTCAGACGTGACCTCGCGATCCAACGCCGCCCAGATCACCGTCAGGATCACGTCAATCAACTTCTCGCTTTTCAGCACCTTTTGTATTATTCTCTTGAACATGGTACACCTCACTCCGCTAATTTCTTGAATACCGTGGCAATGGCAGAGAGCTTGCTTACTGCGCCAAGTATTAAAGAACCAATCGCAATCATCACAGGAACAAGCCAACGCCTGCGCTTTTTGTCTTCTTCCAGAATGCACACTCGCTTCTCCTGATCATTAACCACCGCCAGGATCTTTTCCATCGCTTCGGTATTTTTATCCAAAGCAGCCAACAAGGTTTCCTGGCGCTCTCCGCTAAATTCTTCGGTTACGAAATGCTCATGAATATATGCCATCTCTTCACCAGTCAAATCGCGCTCCTTTTTGTCTTCTAAATATGTTTGCATGTCAACAATCGCGGGCATCTCTGGAATGTTCGTCATTTTTAGTCATCTCCTATTTTAGGTGTTTTTTTTTAGGGATGACCTCTAGTTACGTTATATATTGGTCCAGTTCGGCTATGTGTGCATCAAGCTCCGCCATCTCTGTCGCCGCGTCATTCAGCCAGTCATCCTTCGGGACGATCAAGCCACTTTCAGTATGGACGACATATCCCGCAGGCTGGGCCGATACATAGTCAATATCAGATTGATGCTTCTCTTTGTACTCTATATACGTCTTGCGCTGTCCAGCCAGTAAAGTCTGCATGGCTGGCGACGTTCTTATTATCCTGTCGAGTAGTCCCATGATCCCCCCTGTTGGCTATAATCTGATTATCGATAACTGAATGCTCTCCGTAGTCATGTTGGTCGCATCGCTAATATTTTTCATATGGACCTCAAGAGTATCACCACCTACAAGAGCAGCAATGCCCCCGCCAGAAAAACTCCCCACATCCCCTGCGCCTGCGCCAAACATCCTGTGAGCGTGAGCAACATCCACACAGGTAGCTAGAAACACTGTGCCACCCGAGGTGTATGCGCCATAGCCAGTTGTATTGATGTTGCCGCCATTATCGTCATTTAGCTGGAAATCGTTTGCTCCAGCCCCTGTAACGGTATAGATTTGACCGTTCACCTCGGTCATTCCACTGACGCCGCTTATTTTTACTCTATCACCATCGTTGAAAGAATGTCCTGTTATATTCACGACACCTGGATTTGCCTGAGTGATCCCCCCGGCTGTTATGCTCTCGCCTGAAGCTGCAATCATAAACACATCAGTCTCTAGGACTTTATTAACTCCCGCACTTTCGGCATTAATGTGTATGTTTACATTATAATCAGCACTTGCACCTATGGTGATCTTGTTGTTGGCGAAATCGCCGCTACTGATTATCTCTGGCATATTGACGCCCGACACTGTTCCTGCACCAAATACCAAGACAGGCTCATAGGCATCCTGCAATAGGAACACCATCTCAACTTCATTATCATCGACATAAATACCAGCATAATCGCTCGTTACAATGCGATGTTCATCACCTGCGCCATCCTGGACATAAAACCGATTATCAGCCTTGTTGTACACTTTCCCATAACCAGCGACTGCCGATGGTGTTGTTGTTTCTGCCAGACTCAACACGCCCCGTTCCAGAGTCAGATCGACACTATCTATACGCCCCTGCAATGTTGGAGAGTCCGAATCGTTGGTGTCATTTATGAGAAACTCTATCTTACCCTTTTCATCATCCGCCGCGCCATCATGCGAACCGCGTATCATTGCCAGCGTATTCAATTCTCCGCCAGATTGTTCGCCTTTCCAGCGAATCACGCTCTCTCTGCCGCCGTCGCTATCCTCTTCGGTCGTGTTGTGCAAGAGAAGCTCCGGCGCTGTTGATGGCGGCAGATGTCGAGGTTTCTTCTTTGAGTTGAAACTGCCGCCGCCCATTATGCGGGCGCGAGGAATTACTATTGGATCGTGGTCAGGTAATGACACAAACGTAAATCCGCCAACTACAAGAACTGGAGAGCTTGTATCGGTTGCAGAATCATTCCCTAATTGCCCACGGTCAGCATCACCCCACGACCAGATCTCCCCATTTGCTTTCAAAGCCAGCGAATGAAATTCACCACCTAATATCTGGGTAAATGAATGACCCCCAACGACAGAAACTGGACTGCTCTTAGAAGTTGCTGTGCCATCTCCGAGTTGACCGCTAGTGCCGAACCCCCACGCCCAAACGGATCCATCTGACTTCAACCCCAATGAATGAGCGCCGCCAGCCGATATAGAATCAAAGGAATGCCCGCCTATGACAGCAACAGGGCTGCTTTTGCTGGTTGCTGAGCCATCGCCCAACCGACCGGATGAACCATTGCCCCATGCCCACGCCGTACCATTAGACTTCAACCCCAACGCATGAACAGAACCGCCTTCGACTTTATCGAACAGATGCCCTCCGACAACTTGGACAGGACTGCTCTTATCAGTCGTTGAGTTATCCCCAAGTTGACCAGAACTGGCCTCACCCCATGCCCAGGCCTCTCCATTGGACTTCAACCCGAATGCAAACTCATCACCCGCCTCAACATCAGTGAAATTATGATCCCCAACAACTGAAACGGGACTGCTTCGCACCGTTGTTGAATTATCTCCAAGAGAACCAGAAGCATTGACCCCCCATGCCCAAGCATCACCGGCAGATTTTACTCCGATACCGAAACGCGACCCGCCAGCAATTCGATTAAACGTATGGTTGCCCGCTACCACAACAGGGCTGCTTTTAGAATCTAGTGTGTTGTCTCCAAGCTGCCCGCTAGTACCGAATCCCCATGCCCATACTGAGCCATCCATTTTCAAGCCATAGGACGCGTTTTGATCGCTAGGAAATGCCCTTCCCATCGCAAGAGCAACAAATAGATGCCCGCCCACAACAGCAACCGGGCTGCTCCTGTCGGTGTTGGTTTCGTCTCCAAGCTGCCCGCGAAGATTCCGACCCCATGCCCAAACTACCCCAGTTTCTAGTATCCCAAACGATTGATCAGCCATTATATTTTCCTATCGCTGCCTGGATCACCGTGTCAGGTTCAGGTAAATAATCCAGCATGTCACCATTCACGAACTCACCCGATGTGTCATACATAGCTGTAGGTTGCTGGTTTACATCATCAATGGTCAGCTTTTTGTATAGTGCTGTAGCTTTATGAGATACACCGCCGTTTCGATACGGGAGCAAATGATCAGGATGCTTGCACGTCGGGATCAGTATAATCTCATTATCGAATGCACCAGCGATATGTATAGGAGACGAATCGTTTGATACCAATATTTGCCCCTGCGATATAAGAGCGATAAACGCTCCCAGATCAAGCAATGTCCGCGTATCTATCATGCCATCACGAATCTGTAAGTCAACTGTTCCGCGCTCAATAGTATCAGTCCCGCGCAGATAGTCTTGTTTGCCTATAATACACACGGGCAATCCAGCATCATGTATGCCATCAATAACCTCTTGCCACCACGAATCGGGAAACGTCTTTGACTCCCAGTGCCGCCCCGGATGTACCAGGACCAACTCAGCTAAGTCTATATCGCCTATTATGGCTGTCAGGTTGTCCATGTCGCCCTGTGTGACCTCCAAGTGTATCTGTCTATCCTTCATGGGCAAAGTGCGCTTGAGCAAGGCCATAGAGCAATAATCAACAGTGTGGCACATGAGATTCGATACGATAGCCCATTGCATGAGCGAAGGCCCCGGGAGCGATAGGCGTTTATGGTACGGTGTATCAGGCTCAGGGATGAACGCTCCATGCTCATATACATCAACATCTAAATGCTGGAATATTCTGGGGAAATGAGCCGCGACAACAATGTCATCATCAGGATAAATCCACTTTTCCATGAATCTGACAGATGGTTCGGCGTCGATCTGGTCTCCAAGTCCGCCTTGAACGTCAACGTATATGTGCTTCTGATATTCATAAGCTGGGGAATCTTCTTCCCATTTTGCTATATCTTTCGGAATAAGGCTCAAGACAAATTTCATATCAGGAACACCAGCATAATGAACGATGTACGAGTCGTGTCGTTCTTCGCCAGTGAGTTGATCCATACAGGTCATACGGTTGAACTGATACCGGAGATCGTGCATCCATATCCCCTTGAGTGCTATCTGTAAATTTATATATGATTGTTCATAGAATATACACGACTCGATCTCCGGCTTCTGGAATAAATACTTATGCGTTCTGGAAATAACCATCACGCCAGAATTATAATATTTGCCGTCCCAATTCGGAACGGTAGCATCATGAGCCTGACACACTTCATACATAGCTGCTTGTCGACCGTCTGGCACGAATGGAGCCTCGTTAAACATTCCCAGTTCCGACACTGGCACAACGTCAAACAGATTCGGGCAGTCATCCCTGACAATCAGATCTGTATCAAGGTATATGATTCGCTCATACTTGTTGAGCAAGTCGAAGATCTGGAACTTCTCCCAATGGGGCGTTGATGTGTTCGACTCGTCTATACACAGAAAGTCCGCCCCTATCCTCTCGGCGTAAGCCTTGATAGTGGGATGCGTATATGATGCCATCTGGCAATAATCATCACCAACGGCTATTGTCAAGACTAAATGTTTCATACTTGCACCCACCAATCAGGAAACGCGTGATCCCCTGCCACAAATAGATAATATCCATGTAGCTCAATCCAGGCGTCAACAACGGGCTTGACCTCTATCTGGATCGGTTCGCCGTCTTCCATCAGATACAACTCATTGCTCACATATACGTCGCCCAAAGCATAATCATGGCCGCCAACGAATCCGCCCGGCTTCACTTTGGGCGCGTAGTTTTCAATATCGCCCTTCACCCATTCAGCATAATGATTCCCGTCAATGTATACGAAGTCCAGAGAATCAGTAATCAACGGGGCTGCGGCATCAGAAGTCATCCACCACCACTGGATCACATCAGAATAGCCCTGTAGCCGCTCCTGTGCTTCCTGGCTGGCTCCTTGTAGGTTCGGCCGCGCCAAGTCTCTGTAGTTTTCATCCTCATAGTCGTATGGGTCTATCAAATGCAGCTTCTCTATGTTGAGTTTCTGCAATATATATTCAGACCCCTCACCACGAAACACACCAATCTCTGCGCCGACAACAGGCTTGCCGCCGAACTCCTGAGCGATATAATCTATCATTGCTAATTGTCTGCCCATGTCAGTCATGTTTCACCTTATTATATAAGTCATCCAGACATATAAACCATCTATGTCCGTCGCTGGTAAATCCACATATACAATGCTTCCAACATCTACATCTGGATTGTCTATTGTTCCATCGTCTTCGGCTTCTGTAGAGCCTGACGTTGCCACTGTTTCTATACTCACCGGTGAACCATCCGAAGGGCTTGCAAAGTTCTTGAATATGACAGAATAGGTAGACGATGGATCGGTAATTATTCCGCAATCTGTAACCGTGATTCCGTCAGGAAACCGGCTGGAGTGGACGTTCAAGAGGGGTACTGGTTCATTCGTTACCGTGTCAGGATCGTCAAGCGTCCAGTCAACCATATCAACATCCCCATGGTTGTGAATCCTATACCTGATCCAGCATGTGAGTTGATCTATATCTGTCGCCGGCAGGTCTGCGTATACAATATCACCTACCGCCACTACAGGATTACTTATCGTGCCATTATCCTCTGCCTCCTGCGTGCCTGCTGTCGCTACTGTTTCTATAGTCACCGGTGCACCATCCGAGGGGGATGTGAATTTCTTAAAATCTACCGAGTAAGTGGACGATGGGGCAGTTATGATCCCGCAGTCCGTGATTGTAATTCCGAATGGAAACCTGGAAGCGTGGACATTCAGTAACACAAACGGTTCATTCGCTATACTATCAGGATCGTCTGTAGTCTTTTCCGTGGAACCCTCAGTGCCGTAAAAAATAGGAGTAGGAATCTTGTAAGTAATCCAGCACGTCAACTGATCAATATCCGTTGCGGGCAAATCTACATACACAATATCGCCAGCGGGCACAGTGGGGTTGTCTATAAATCCATCGTCCTCAGCTTCTGTCGCTCCGGAGGTAGCCACGGTTTCTATGGTTATCGGTGAACCATCCGAGGGGGATGTGAATTTCTTAAAATCTACCGAGTAAGTGGACGATGGGGCAGTTATGATCCCGCAATCGGTGATAATGATCCCGTCAGGAAACTTTGACGCATGAACGTTGAGTAATACTTGAGGATCATGCACAGAAACGTCAGGATTGTCTATAGTCTTCTCTTTGTAGCCCACCCTGGCGATAGTTCCGAATATACCAGGCGTACCTGGCGCGCTTGGTCCTCCGAAGTTCAAGACTTCCCGGAACCAGGCATCCTGATCAATAGGTAATCGAAAGCTGTCATTCATACCTTATATCCTCTGAACTTAATAGAGCCTTGAGAGAAGTCCATGTCTACAGATTGCATTCTGAAAGTATCACCACTGATCCCTTTGAATGCTTGCGTCAAAGTAATAAGATCGCCTACATCTGTCCTGTAATGATAAAAGGATGGTCCCATAGGCAGTGCGACAACCAAAGGATCGGCATATTTAGCCAGGAATAATGTAGATGCAGCCGACGCGCTCGCTGATGTAGTGTGCCAGATGGTCCTGTCTTCAATAACGTGTGTCTGCGCCCCGAAATCTGATTCACTCCCTGCGTCATTCCCGGCAAATGGACCTGCTGTACTCCACGCTCTGTTAGTCGGGTCCCACCCGTATTCTACATCGTAATTGTTGATGATATTCTCCATACTAATATCTACATCAACCGTTTTGAATGTGGATGTGGTGAATGTATCACCTACTGTGAAATTAGGGGCAAACGCAAATTTACCAGTATTGTCAATCCAGATCATTGAGGTTGTGAGCCGGGCTATAGTCAATAGTGCCGATCTTATTGACTGCCCTGTAAAGAGTGCTTTTAGATCCGTGCTGGCGATCTGGGCATTGGCGGCCCAATCAACCCAGGAGTCCCAATCTATATCGGTATTGGTATCATTTGCTGTATTGTCAAGCCCCCCATGTGTCGTCAGTATCTCCCACGCCATGACTGCCGCCGTTTGACCCGAAGAGGCGAACACGCTCAGAGGCGATTGCCCAGACCCCAGAGGGAACTTCAACAAGCTGGCAAATCGGTCCTTGATATAGATAAACGCATCAGGATCCCGAAACTTAACATCAAAAACTATACCAGTCACCAGCGGCATGAATACAGCATCACCAGACCAATACAACGACACTGACGCGGCGTTTCCCATGTTGGAAAGCGTATCGTAAAACTCTGTACTCCACGTACCATCTGCGTTAGATGCTTTCACCACCGATACGCCGGTATTGAGTTGATCATCCCTGTGGATCGTGCCGATATTCCAGACATATTCATCAAAATTAGATCCGTCATAGGTGAAACGGATCAAGGGCATATTGCTCTGAGCTTGCAACTTCGTTATGAAGCCAGCACTTAATGGGTTTCCGTCTATATCTTCAGTTATCATAGTATGAAAGAGCGCCTCCATCGTGACCAACTAGTAAAGGGGCCAATTGATAACACCACGACAGAGGCGCACAGGTCTATATCTCGCCTATCCTGAGTGTCATCGTATACCAACCCCCTACTTTGGTAAACTTGACAGCGCCAGGGGTCTGTTGACCCAGGAGTAGAACGCTTTGCGATGAGGCTGTGCCAACGTCGAATTTGTCGTAAAATGTGAGTAGAGTTCCGGCAGCGTGCCACGTGTCTATCTGCGTCTTGTCTGCCAGGTTCATCACGACCGTTGTTTCTACCAGCAGCTTTTGTCCGAATATCGACACATAGAGCGTGCCGTCTTCAGCCCGGCGCTCACGGCGATTGTGGAAGTCCGGGCGACGCGGCTTGCCGAATAGATCATCAAAGCTGATCTGTGATGTTGTAGCTCCCACCGCCAGAGCCATTGTTTTAGCCATGATTCACCTCATGAAACCATTAGATTGTCGCTACGGACCACGCGGAATCCAAGCGATTCCAAAGCAGGGAGAACACCATCCCGCGTAAATATCTCCATGTCTGCGGAATCCAAATCTCGTATATCTGTCACATTTGGCAGTACCACACTTATTTCTACCTTCACATCACCCGCTCGCCCAGGGGCCGCAGGAGCCATTGCCGGAGTAGGTGCTATTGGTCTACCGAAACGGTCTATACCTTCCTGTCGTCGCGGCACAAAAGGCTGTGGCGGAGCTATTGGTTCTGCTCCAGTTACACCAGTAGCAATAGGCGTGCGAGTCACTCTACCACCAATCTGGGCAGCGATAAAGCTGCGCGCAAGCTGAGGACGCCCACCACCACGACGCCGGACAGTACGCGCTCGCGCTGCCTCTTCTCGCGATTCCTGATCCACTGGCTCGCCGCCCAACGTCCTGCGCCCCTGGATAATGTCTTCCGCTTCTGTAAATGTAAAGCCCCTGTCCATCAGACGCTCTCGCCTGCTCGTATCTTCTGCTCTGTCCAGTCTTGCCATATCCCTTCTGGCGTTATGTATGGAAGTAAGAAGATCTGCCATAGTTCCGAAAATAGATACTGCACTCCCAGTGATGGACTTAGCCTTTCCAGACCAGAGATCTGATACGGTATCCAGGATTCTTCTATTGCCAATAGCCCAGTCTGTCAACGTTCCGATCCACGTATCGCTAAATGCGTTATTTTTCTTGGTGACACTTGCAAAAATATCTACAACCGCATTCCCGTAATCCACCCATGTCGTCTCAGCGCTTGCCAGTAAATCCGTTTGTTTTTCAAACTCTTTTTCCAACTCAATCCCGCGCCGCTCGCCTGCTGCTATTTGTGCCGTCGTGACAGCGTTTATGTCTTCTATTTGTTTCTTTGCAACAGCCCCTGAAATTTGTAATATCTGAACGCTTCCGTCCTTCGCTATCTTCATAGAATCGGCGGCTGTCTTCTGCCTGGACTTAATGACTTTTTTCGCCTCTGTTTCAGGTACAAATAATGTACCAGTCAAGCCTTCATCTCTGGCCTTGCGCTCTTCCTTCTGGGCATCCTCTCGGATCTTTCGCTGCTCCTTAGTCTCGTCACCCAGAAGAGTCAATCGTTCATCAACATTCTTTTCCACCAAACCCAACTGAACGATCCCGTTGGTTGTAATCCAGTCCGTTTCAAACGCAGTGCGCTGTTTCAGGATTGCCACAGCTTTGTCAGCGTTACGTTCTAGCTGCGTCGTTCCTACGCCTGCAGCAGATGGGAGTGTTAAGAGAGTTGTACTGAGATTGTTTACTTCTTTCTCCAGAATGGCCATCTCGCCAGCGAGTCTCTTTGTTTTTGTCGCTGCGTCTTCTTGTGGTGGCCCCAGCTTTTCAATGCCGCCCGCGAGCTTCGCGACTTCCTCTGACGTTCTTCCGAAGTTCCTGGAAAGCCCCGCATATACTCTGCTGGCATTATCTGTTGATACAAAGAGGCCTTTGTCGCCCCCTAGTATCTTATTTAACCGATCTGCATCAATACCAAGATCCTGCAACGTTGCATCCGTTCTATTCCCTGTTTGCTCAAATACATTAAGCTCCCCGCCTATCTGCTCCAACGCTAGTTGTAAATTCTCTTGTCGCTCCGTGAATGTCTTGGTTCTTATAGACGCAAGATCAATATCGCGCGTTGCTGCATCCCAAATTCGTTTAGTCGCCCATCCAACCAGGATTGCATCAATGGCAACTAAAGCACCAAGCGGCGTGACCAGGAATTTTAATGCTTTGCCTGCTCTGATAATGCCCGGACTAGCAAGGCCAATCGCCCCTGCACCTAGAGCAACGCCACTGATGGCGGCTCCTAACTTAACAAGTACTGAAGTGACCCCTTTATTCTCCGCAGCCCAATCGCTGGTATCGTTGATTATTCCCGCTAATCTGGTGGTGTAATCGGTAAGGACGGGTAGTAGTTCATTACCTACAGTGATCTTTAATTCCGAAACGGCGGAGTTTAACAGCTTCATCTGTCCCGAGAACGTTTCAACCTGCAATGCTGCTATCTCTGCCGCCTTGTCCGTGCCCGTTATCTCCTTAGTCAAATCCTCGATAGAGTCTGCGCCTTGACTGACCAGCGCCAACATTCCAGGACCAGCGCGCACACCGAAGATGGATAACGCATCAGCGGCTTGCAGATTTGCACCTTCTAAATCCCTAACAATGTCGGTCATGCTTCGCAGTTTACCGCTACTATCTACCGTTTCCACGTTCAATCGCTTGAGTGCTTCCTTAGCATCGTCTGTGGGCTTCAATAGTTGCGCTATGGACTGGCGCAATGAAGTTCCAGCCGTAGACGCATCAAGACCGGCGTTGAACAACCCACCGAGAATCCCTGCCGTCTCTTCCAGGGATAGACCGATAGACTTAGCCACAGGGCCGACTATACTCATGGACGTGGCCAGCTTGTCCATCGTAGCTTGCGACGCCGATATGGTGGCAGTGAACACATTCGCTATTCTATCCGACTCTGTGGCGGCAAAGCCGAATTGAGACAATGTAGAGGCGACTGTTTTGGAAGTGAAGGCGAGGTCGGAGTTAGTGGCGGCGGCGAGGTTCAGCGTACCCTTCAGGGAGTTCATGATCTCATTGGTGTTTTGACCAGCCGAAGCAAGACTGACCATAGCATCGGCGCTTTCCTTTGCGCTAAAGACAGTCTGCTTTCCCATTTCGCGCGCAAACCCTGTCAACTGCTGCAACTCTTCGGACGTTGCACCAGCAACAGCCTGGGTGTTGACCATGCTCTGCTGGAACGTTGCTGCTTCATTCACAGCCATGCCAAAGCCGACTGTAGCAGCCGTGCCGAAGGCAACCATGCCGATACTGGCAGCCTTTATCGATCCAGCGTGTTTTTCCCATGCTTTGCCAGCACGATTGAGGGCTTTATCGGTAGTCTTTGGGAACTTCTTTACATCCTCAATGATCGTCTTGTAATTCTTAGACCAATCCTTGATCGGAAGTTCAACCCCAACCCGGAGAGACCCAAGATTTCCAATGGTCTTTCCCATTACACACCTTTTATACTGGTATCATACCCAGCGTTTGCTCTCTTAGCCATATCAGCCCAGGAAATTTTTGTCGTCTTAATCTTCCTATCGCCTTTATTCTCCACCGTCTCCCCTGACTGAAATCCTGCCGGTTTCGCAGTTTCAACCCGGGACTCCCCTGGGAACATCTGACCCTGTATTGCGAAAGCCACATCCACGACCCTGACATATGACCATTCGCAACAGAGTGTATCAAGCGAGTCATTACCGTATCTGTAAACAAAGATTATTGCTTGTTCTATGTCTCGGAACTGATCGGCGACGGTGTAGGGTTTTCAGTCGGTGGCTCCGACGGTTCTGCTGCCTCTCGCAACTGTTCAGCACACCATCCACAATAAATCCACGCCGGGATGCGCGTTCCGCCACAATGCGGACATCTATCGAATGAGTCAACCACCTGGAAAACCCGCATCCAATGTTCTGCGACCTTCTGTTTGTCGGCAGTTCTGCCGTAGAAATAGGATAGCTCAGGGGCCAGCATCCTGACGGTATGAAGTCCTGAATCTTCCCTGGCTTGCTCAAGCGTATACTCTGGATGGTCGAGTTTGATCATGACATACGCCATGATCGCTATTGCCTCCCAGTCCCAGTCGCCATCATCGGCTGACATACACTCTGGAATAGCAAGCCGTCCCTCTTCGGGGTTCGGCAACAGTTCTCTAACCTCATCCATCTCTATTTTCGTGGCCTTGTCACGATTAGTCCTTGTCTCTGAAATTCTGCTTAGTAGTCCGTCCATTATGGCCCCTTTACGCGGCTAACCCGCGCTGTTTTAGTTCTTTGATTAGCAGCTTCATGATCTCTGGTTTCTTCGCTAGGAAGCCCGGCAACATGAAAGCAAATTTGCCGCCGGAGATTACTTCGACAAATTGCCCATATTCCATCCCTGCGAATATCCAGGCGATTATCACGTCTCGTTCTACCGTCACTTTATGCGTTATGCTCCGTCTGAGAGCGCCAGTTCTGTCAGTAAAACCTACACCGCTTATGGGGCGCTGGTATTGAACCTTGATGAACGTCTCTATAATGATCGCTACCTGCTCAACGCTCTCGATCAATCCCGCCACGAACAGGCGCTGAAACCCCTTGAGGTTCTTCAATACTTCATCAGCGCCCGTCACGTGTCCCATAATTACGCACCAGTCTGGGTCAACTGCTCCAGAATCGTTCCGCCACCGTCGGCATCATCAAACGCCTTTATGGTCAAAGCGTGCTGGTTCCATGCAGTTCTGTCGAATGACAATTCCAATCCGCCGGAGATCTGATTCCTGGATGAATACCACTGGATCGGTTTTGCTAGATCAGAATCAGTATACTGAATCAGGAAACCGAAATACTGCTTTGTGGTCGTTCCCAGAATCCTATGAGCCGTGGCGGTTTCGGCTCCGACTGTTCTCATAGTAGCTGTGGCGCTGGCTGTCACCCCGAAGAATTTGGCCAGGTTTGTGCTTATGAAAGTCAACCCCTCCAGGTTGAATGTCACGTCGCGGCCTACTGTCTCGATCTTCCTGTCTACAATGCCCTGCTCACGCCACATGATCTCTTCATCAACGATGGAGAGTCCACCTGTTCCGTCAGATGTAGCAAGCAATAAAGACGGCGTGGCAGTAACCGCCGCCGTTCCTGGTGCAATGTAGAACTTCATAACCTGCGGTACATGCTCTTGGCCTGTTCCGTCAGCCATGATTATACTCCTTCCGTATGGCCCCCTTTCGTTGTATTGTTATTTTCTAAATCGTCACCTTGCAAGTATAATGAGTCGTGAGGCTCCAGGTGTCAATATCGACCTCCGGCTCGTGAATAGATTGAGTCCCGAAAACTTGCCGGAACTCGTGGAATGTTACATCTGAATCAGTAATATCAAGAGCGGCTCCGCGCCGACCTACCAACGGGAAAACGATATTGTGGATCCCGCTCAACGCCCTGTCCTTCTTTGCGTCCTGAGTGTATATCCTGATATAAAACAGTCCTTCAAGGTTGTACTCGTTTCCGTCCTCTATCAAGTCCTCGGACAAAGTGATCGCCGGATAGACGACCGGTAATGTACCTCTGGCGGCTATTATCTGGGCAGCAGGGACTAAGGCAATCAGAGCGGAGTCTCCTATCAATACATTCCTGACTGCCTCTATCACATCAAAATTCATGAAGGATCAGCCAACCTTCCACTTTTGAGAGCGACCTCGACATGAGAATCCCAGTCGAAAACGCCAACCACTGTGAAAAAGGTATCTTCTGTCGTTCCGCCATCAGCCGCTATGCCTACACTGTCACCGACTGTTATTGTGGATACTGTCGTGAGAAAGAACGCCACCGAGTCAGCCGCTATGTTTTCTCCTTGCAGTAATAAAGCCAACTGCTTGCTCATGGCTTCCGCCGGCTGTATATCCACTTTCACATCGCTATTAACAGCAGTCCAGTCGAATCCGCCTTCCCAGTCTGCGCTGCCCCTGGTATACGTGTTGCAATACTGGAAAAACCCGTCAGCAAAGTTCATCTTCGGGACGGCTGCTTTTTTTGGCGATGCTGTTAGAGGCATAATGATTCCTCGTATTCTTTGGCTTCTGTAAGTGTGCGTATCTGTTCTGCCTGGGAGTTTATATGTGCTTCCAGATGGACCACCAGGGCAAATAGTTTCTCTATGGTGTGAACCATGCCACAGTGAAAAGACTTGAATTTTTCAGCCAAGACCTCTTCTCGATTCTCAGCGCCAGGGCAACCAAGTTTGTGCTCTTCAGTAGCCATCCTGAGTTCATGCGGTATATCGAAGGTCTTTAACGCCTCCACAGTGCGCCTTATTTCGTCCGCTAACTCCATAACTAATCAGCCTCCATTGTCAGTAGTTGTTTTTTTGGCTTATCCCAGGAATCAGGCTCAGTAAGCTGCACGATCTTCGCTTGTGCTGGCTGGCTATCTCCCAGCAATAAACACAGAGCGTTATCAGTATTGGCAGCATATCCAGCTATATCAGGTTTGTGCTTTGCCAGCATTTCCGCCCTCATGAAAAATAACGATGCTTGTATTTTATTGCCCAGGAATGAAGTGCAGATGCCCATGTTCTGAAATACCTCCGCCCTGCTGCCCCATGTGTGATATACGACGGTATGATCAGTTCCTTCAAGCTGCAAGCTGGCTCTGACCTTGATGTATCTGGCGAAGCAGTCCAATGATAATTGCCACGCTTCATCTTGCATATAGGCAACCCCAAGATAGAACAGAGCATCCAATGATTCAGGATATTCTTTCAACAGCTTCACGCCTGCTGCCTTAGCCTTCACATTGTCACCCAGCGCGTTATACGCCACGATAGCACCTGCGGCGGCTTCCTGGTATATGCCAGGGTGGGCATTTAGCTTGTTGAGATGCTCACCCAATACCGCCAATACATCAACATGGCGTTCCAGTGAGCGATAAGTCTGGATCAAAAACCTGACATTCCGCATGATATATCCGGCGTCGTCTATGTCCATCAATAACATGCGGAGCGTATTTGCGTATTTCGTCTTGAGTTCCTCTGGCGAGGCATCATATCCATAATGCAGGAAACTAAATCGCGATAACGCCGCTTTGCCTTCGTCGATAACAAGCTGATTATGTACCCGCCACTCATAATGACATTTGGCTGGCTGGTAAATCCTCTCAAACTGATGCACCGATATTGTGCCACCTATGACATTATGGATAGGCGTCATGTATGCAGAATGTTGATCATCCAGCTTGTCCAGTTCAGGGATTGAGATCGCCGGAACTTCCTCATCAGCGTCGATCTGTAACGCCCATTTGGTCTTGACCTTCCCTTTAATCCAGTTCCGGGCTTCTGAAAAGCTGTCCTGCCACGGATGCTCATATACCTCTGCTGTATAGACGCGCGCAATCTCCATCGTGTCATCAGTCGATCCTGTATCAGCGATCACGATAGGCATAATATCAACGACGCTTTCCAAGCAACGCTCCAGACACGTCGCCTCGTTTTTGACTATCATTGCTGCTGTGATGTTATCATACATCTTGGCCCCTTTGTTGCGGCGTCTATCGCCGGTAGAATATACTCATTTACGAACTTGATGCAGTTATGGTTCTGTGAAACATGCTCATAAACCGCTTCCTGCTTCTCAATTACCTCATCCATATCCATCTGCTTAACTCTGTTGCACACGTCTACGAACTCCGCCCCTGTGTTGAATATAAACACCTGGTCATCGTCAAAATAGCGGTCCAGATGCTTTGTCGGCGGCGTTATCACCAGCGCCCCACATGCAGCAGCTTCCAGGACCTTCCCGCGCGTCTCTGGAGATAACTGGCTCCCCGTGGTGATGATTGCTCTGGCGTTTTGCAAGTATTCAATATAAGGCTGACCATTTAGATCTCCCGCCATGTTGCACATATCCAAAAATAACTTCCCGCCATGCTGTCTATTTAACTCTCTAAGGGCAACGCGCAACGGGTACGCCTCATTGGACGCACCCGCCATAACTATCGGCTCACCGCCGTACACAGGCGTACACTTGGTCATGTCTACACACCAGGGGATGAACGTCCCATCTACCGGGTAACATCCATTCTTATCTGCCATCCGGTAGAGGATGCGATCCCACACTTGATAAAAAGGATCGCCCCATGAGTCATAACAGGAATCGCCCGCGCGGAGAATCGTTGGAACATCAGCGCCCTGAATAAGATTGAGCCATTCCGTCGCGCCAAAATAGCTGAACCGGGATTCCGCAGCACACATGCTGATAATACAGTCTATCCAATTAGCATTCAGAAACGTATCCAATTGCTCAGGAAATGGTATGTCGTCAACAAACCACTCGAAAGGCGTATATAGCCCCGCGTCGATGCCACGCTGCACCCATCCATAATTGAGGGAAAAGTTGTACCGCTCAGGAACGTCTATGCGGTTTTTGAGGAATAGGATTCGTTTCATTCTGCGATCTCCCGTTCCATTTCGTATAAGACACCCGAATACAATAGTGTTTCTTCAACAATATCATCGCCCTCTATCGCAGGGAAATCCTGTATTGTTGCCTCTGATTTACATATCCGCGCATATATCTCAAGGCTGTGATATTGGCTCTCATGATTGTTGTATACCTGATAACCATACGCCTCGTCAAAAAAATACTTCTCAACGAAGGCTCCAAATGGGACAACGTTTTTTTGCTTCATGAACGCTGGCGCATTGTCGGCTTCCATGAAGAACCATCCGCCCCGGAGCATTTCATATGTGGAATCAGGGAGAAAGAACCACTTGTGATCGGGATCCCAGTGAGCAAACCCGACATTTGTAGTGATGATCAGGCATCCATCAGGCTTCAACACGCGCATGAGTTCTTTCAGATCTTCGGGATTCTCCACGTGCTCAATCACCTGAGAGAGGATCACTGTATCGAATGATTCATCATCGAAGGGCAATGACCTGATTTCTGCTTGCTGGAATTGGAGATTCTGGGGGAGATCTTCCAGACTAGCAAGCTGGTCGGCGATTTCAATATTGCTTGCGTTTTGATCGACCCCCACAACAGACCATTCCTCGCCTGTAATCTCATTCCAATTTAACGTATCTATCAACTTCTCAGCCAACATGATCGCCAGCGCCCCATGTTTGCATCCAACATCCAGGATGCGCCCCTTGAGCATGGGATCTGCCATAATCTTATTGAATCTGGCATATATCCGGGTATCTGCTTTGGGTAAAGCATCAGGGGAGTCCCCTTGAATCAGCGACGTGATATTGTCAAGTTCGGAGGATGTTCCAGTTTCCCACCTCTTTTCCCCCAGTTCCAGAATGAGCTCCCGGAGTGGGAGGGAATTTACTTTCCAGTCCCATTCATATCTAACTTCATCTGTGATAATGTGTCGCATTTCACTCAACAGATCACCATTGCGTGCCAGAACATCCATTCTCCTGGTAATCCCGCGAATATGTGGAATCATACCCGGAACAAATATATCAGAATGCTGCTTCTGGCTGGCTATCTCACACCAGAATCCAGTATCGCCATTTTTCACAAACTCATTCATGGGGGGAGCGTCCACCGTAATGATAGGCAAGCCGCATCCAATAGCTTCCAGGAACGTCAGGCCCAACCCTTCCCACTTGGATGGGAGTATCGCCACATCAGATTCCTGATACATCTTGATCAACATATTTCTGGGAACTGTGCCGTTTATCAGGCTCACCCCGTTCTGCTGGTGCATACTGACCGCCTCGTGCTGCGTATGGATCAATAGCTCTGCATCGTTCTCCATCAGCTTAAACGCCGCAAGCACAAATTCAGTCCCGCGTCTGCCGTGCATTCCGCCCCATCCCGCCGGATGGAAGAATCGCACAGGATCATTCGGCTCTCTTATTGCAGGCTTGAATACGTCTAGGTCAACGCCCCATTTTATGTGATGAATATTCTTGACCCCCAACTCCCCGAACCGCTGGAAACATGCTGTTGTCGGGCATACAATGGCGTCATATACCGCATTGCACGGGCCTGTATATGGTGGATTGAATAGCTCCCAATAATAGATCCCCATCGTGGCCACGCCCATTTGTTTGACCATTGCCACCAGGTTGAAATCGTATTCCTCATTGAAAAACACCAAGTCAATATCGTTATCCTCGATCCATCTCTTCAGTACAGATTGAGGTATCTGGTATTGATCATGCCGCGTGAGATTCGGTATATCCCACTCACCACCTGAACCTATGGGGTTGACGGTATCGCTCCGGGCAAACACAAACACCTCGCAATCATCCTCTATAGCCTGGATCACGTTCTTCGTGACGTAAGCCTGACCACGCTCAAACCAGTATGAAACAAATCCTATTCTCATCACATCAAATTCTTTGCGTGTCATTCCGATTTTTCCTGCGCCGTGTTCTGCCATCCCTCTATTTCTACTTTGAGCGTCTCTACTTCCGCCTCAAGCCCTTCTGTGTGCTCCTTCGATTGCTGTAACGCGGCCGCCTGCTGCCGTACTAGTTGCTGCAATTCCACCACTTCATTTCGCGTAGCAAGTAGCTCCCTGCGTTCAGCCGCAAGCGTCAGCAGTGCTTGGTTGTGGGATAGTTCGTTGATCTGCGCTACATTTCGTTGTTCAGTCATTTTGGCCCCTCTATGGTGGTTCATTGATGTCTATGTCGTGCTCTCTCCGTGTTACCGTCGTATCATGATCCCTACCCGTTGCCGTTGTATTCTGTGTCCTGCGTGTTGCTGTTAGATCGTGCGTCCTACTTGTTGCCGTTAGATCGTGATCTCTGCGCGATGCTGTTGTTGTGTGGAGAAGTATCGGACTAGGCGTTACCGAAGTAACCGAAAACATCCATACTACCGAAGGCTTTATCATATAGCCAACGGCGTTTTGCATCGAATTCAGGCGCGTTCTCCAGTGTATTATCATGACGTGGTCTTAATTGTGATAAACGTATCCATTGCACCAGTAGCGGAGAATCTAAATGTCAATAAATCCGCATTCATATCGGCGGCTGTGGCGTCTATCGCGTATATACCATTCGAGATCTCTGATATTGTTCCAGCTACCGACGCGAAAGCGCCGCCGTCCTTAGAGACCCGGCCGATAATAGTAAGCCCTACCTCCGGTGTTGCAAAGTCAGCTTCATCGACCATTAAGAATGTTAAATCGTTCAGTGCTGTGTTTTTCTGCGGCGCTTCTGGTAATAGAGCAGTGGCAGTATTGATAGTGTCAACATTTGCATCAATTATATCCTGCTTCGCCTCTGTCGCCAATAGAGCGTGAGCCGTATCCATTTCGGTCTTTGTTGGCCCGTCATAGTCGGATAGAGCAGTATCTACTTCCGCATTCACTTGAGCCGCCGAAAGGTCATTCAGCGCAGCGATCAAGGCGTCAGTGGTGGTATGTAGCCCCGCCGCTGTGCCTGCCGCGTCTGGCGTTGTCGTGTTGAACCCTGTAGCTGTTATCCATTCAGCGTCGCCCCTGGTCCTGATAGCGGACAGTCCAAACGTTCCATCATCTAATCTATCCGTCACCAGTAAAGTATGGAGGTCTTTGCCAGCGACATCAGGTACGCCCAAAACATCAAGCAACGATTGATCGTTGGTACGCCCTGAAAAGTCGCCAATGTCTGTCTGAATAGCATCTACCTTGCCGTCTGTCGTACTGTGCAGCCCTGCGGCAGTTCCCGCAACGTCTGGGACAACTACATTAAATCCTGTGGCAGTTAGCCAGTTCGCCTCGCCTGTAGTATAAATGCCCTCCAGACTATGAATGGCGGCGTCAAAATTAGCCCCGCCGTTATCATCAGCCAATTTAGCTATAGCTGCGCCGATAGTCTGCGCCCCCCCATCTAATGCCGGTATAGTTCCTATCTTGGCGAGTTCCGTAGAGTTACTATCCATCTCCTGTCGGTTTTCGACGGCGGTTGGAGCAACGCCGGCAGCGTCGGGGACAGTCGTGTTAGCACCGTCAGTCCCGCGCATATCTGTATTTGTAGTAGTAGTGTCCACCAATACGACACCCTGTACTTTGTCAGTGGCAGGATCATAGCCGTCGTCGGCAAAATCTTTTAAGTCTGTTGCACTCTGGACAACGCCACTCATCTGTAACAGGTTGGATTCTACAACGCCAGCTGCCAAATTGATATTAGCTGCAAGCAACGCGCTATCAGTTCCTCGCATAGCCGCCCCGTCTATATTAACGACATCAGCCGCAACAGTATCAAGAATCGCGTCCAGCCTACCCGCATCGGTCCAGTCGCCTTGCAATTCATTCGTATCAGCCAATATATCACTCACATCGTCTATCGTTAGATCCGTTGCTATAATGTCAACAATATCAGTTATCGCCATTGTAAATATGCCAGGATCTTCCTTGAGCGTAATCGTTTTGGTCGCTCCCGTGTAATCCAGAATACGCCCTACTGCCTTTTGAGTGGCCGTTACCGCATCAGTCACCACCATTATACATTCATTATAGGCGTTATCGTCGGCACTTCCAGCCGTTAGAGTGAAGCTGGTCTGACTTGCCAGCGTTGCAATGGTGGTATTCTGCAAAAGGTTGGGAGGGTCTCCACCCGCCCCTGTAGTCCACGCGGCGTCGCCTCGCGTTCTAAGAGCTTCAAGAGCTTCGTTAGCCGGTGTGAACCCGCTCCAGTCACCATCGCTGGCCGCTATCTTAGCCATAATGGAATCATCCACAACATCGTCGGCATCAGCCACCGCTACCAGATGATCGAGTTTCTGAGCTACCAAAGCATCATTACATTCGCTCTCAACTTGTGCATCCCAGGCGGCATTCCAGGGAACAGCCGAAAGCCCCGCTCCTGCCGCCCCGATCTCCCCTGTATCGGTAACAATAGCCGACAACTGCGTCGAGTTGCTGTCCATCTCCTGCCTGTTCTCTACAGCAGTAGGAGCAACACCGGCGGCATCTGGCACTACTGTATTCGCTCCGTCAGTGCCGCGCATGGCGTCGCCGTTCAAGCCTGTCACATCAATGTGAATAGCCCTAATTACTTCCGCAAGTGACACGCCATTGCCCGGCGCGGATTCAGCAGGAAATGTTACTACACCGTCAGTTCCAACCAATATATTGATCAACTGTTTCGCATATTGCATCACGGTATCTGACGCTGTTGGGTCGCCATCGGCCGCCGCATCTGCTAATGCACCTAACACGGATGCTAACGCTGCGTTATCAGTACCTCTCATTGCTGTTGTCGGAATTGCGGCGAGAAGCGTCTGTAACGCTGAAAGACCAAAGGTTCCGTCGTCCAATCTATCAGTCACCAGCAGAGTGTGAAGATCTTTCCCTGCAACGTCTGGGACACCTAGCACGTCCAGCAATGTTTGATCATTTGTTCTGCCTGAAAAATCTCCCAGGTCTGTCTGGATGGCGTCCACTTTCCCGTCAGTGGTAGAATGCAAACTTGCCGCTGTTCCGGAAACGTCTGGGACTGTCGTATTTGCCCCGTCAGTACCTCTCATTGCAGCGCCGTCAAGATTAACCACATCGGCGGCGATTAGATCCAGTATTGCATCCAGTCGGCCCGCGTCCGTCCAATCACCCTGCAATTCGTTGGTATCTGTTAGAATATCGCTAACATCGTCTATCGTTAAATCGGTCGCTATAACGTCAACTATATCAGTGACCGCCATTGTGAATATAGCGGGATCCTCTTTGAGCGTTATAGTCTTACTCGCTCCTGTATAATTCACAATCCGTCCTACTGCTTTCTGGGTAGACGTCGAAGCATCTGTCACTACAATAATGCACTCGTTATAGGCGTTATCATCTGCACTTCCAGCCGTTAAAGTGAAACTGGTCTGAGTTGCCAATGTTGCGATGGTTGTGTTTTGTAACAGACTCGGCGTAGAGCCGCCCGCGCCAGTGGTCCATGCCGCGTCGCCTCGCGCCCGTAGTGCCTCCAGTGCTTCATTCGCCGGGGTAAATCCGCTCCAGTCGCCGTCACTTGCCGCTATCTTAGCCATAATGGAGTTATCTACAGGGTCATCACTGTCGGCAACCGCTACAAGATGATCAAGTTTTATGTCAGAAAGCCCAGTATCCACTTCGGTGTTTACGCTCGCCTTCATAGTGGCAGTCAGATCCCCGTTGAGATTCGCTGTTACAAATCCGCTTGCATCGGTGACGATCTTCTGCGCCGGCGTTACCAGAATGTCCGCGGCTATTTCATCTACAGCGTCAGCGGAGAGTGCGTCAGCATCTATGGAGTCTGTCGCCATCACTGCTGCTGTGATAACACCCGCCGTCATTGTCTTTGTATTTACGTCGAGATTGCCAGATAGATCTTGAGCATCTGTCGAAATAAGTATCTTGTTATCCGCCCCTAGCGCGTTCTCCACCATCAGTTCCAGCAGTGGCGGAGCTGCGTTATCGTCTGATATTTCATCAATATTTACGTCGGGCTTATTCCCTGTACTCAATGTTACCGCCTGTGACAACCACTCCATAGTATTAACATGGAAGCCCGTCGGGTCGGCTTGGCTCTGTGTCTCCCACTCGTCAACTATTTCCGTCGCTGTTGGCGGCTCTGACACCATATCGGTGTTGGTTGTGGTCGTATCTACTAATACCACGCCCTGTACTTTATTCGTACCAGGATCATATCCTGCGTCAGCAAAGTCTTTAAGGTCAGTAGCACTCTGAACCACGCCGCCCATTTGTAATAAATTAGATTCCACAACGCCGCCCGATAAGTTAATATTGGCGGCAAGTAACGCACTATCGGTTCCTACCATATCTGTGTTGGTTGTAGTAGTATCTACGAGAACAACACCTTGCACCTTGTTTGTCCCAGGATCATAACCGGCATCGACGAAATCCTTGAGATCGGTAACGGATTGATCATCATTCTGAATTGTACCCAAACTCGAATCGGCCGCCTGTATTTCATATGTGGTATCGGCTCCAGGATTGGTAATCCAATCGGGAGCAATATCGGCTACTTTAGTGCCGCCATCGTAATCAGTAATGATGCGTGATTGACCAGCACCAGTCCCACCCGTAGTTAAAATACGGCAACCATTAAACAAATCATTTGTCGCCGATGCTCCTGCCGTAAGAGTTATCGTGCCTGCTGCCCCTGCCTGTGCCGTCCCGGTAGCCAAAGAGGTCAACCCTGTGCCACCGCCAGTAGTCCATGCGGCATCACCACGATCCCTAATCTCTTGCAATGAATCTGTACCGGCATCAAAGTCTGCCCCGCCGTTATCGTCAGCTAACTTGGCAATGGCCGCACCAATAGTCTGCGCTCCACCATCCAGAGCGGGGATAGTTCCTATCTTAGCCAATTCAGTAGAGTTAGAATCCATTTCCGCCCTGTTTTCAACGGCAGTGGGCGGCTCTGTCACCATATCCGTGTTGGTGGTTGTAGTGTCAACAGTTTTTACGCCCTCAACCTTATTGGTCGCAGGGTCGTAACCGGCATCGGCAAAGTCTTTAAGATCGGTTGCACTTTGCACTACCCCACCCATTTGCAATAGATTGGATTCTACAACACCAGCCGCTACATTAACATTCGCCGCCAATAAAGCCCCATCTGTGCCAGCCATATCGGTGTTGGTTGTGGTAGTATCTACCAATACAACACCCTGTACTTTATTCGTACCAGGATCATATCCTGCATCAGCAAAGTCCTTCAGGTCAGTAGCGGACTGAACTGTGCCGCCAAGTGCTTTGGTGTTTACATCTAATGACCCAGACAGATCCTGAGCGTCGGTAGAAATAAGTATCTGATTATCTGCGCCTAGTGCATTTTCAACCAACAATTCCAGAAGTGGCGGCGCTGCACTATCATCGGAAATCTCATCTATATTTACATCGGGCTTATTGCCCGTACTTAAAGTCACTGCCTGGGACAGCCACTGAACAACATTAACCTCGTTAAACCGGTTCTCTATAGAAAACGTGCCTACACCAGCGTTAATTGTCGCCCCATCAACAGTCGTGCCCTCAATACGCACCATATAATCCGACCCAGTTACCCAGAACGCCGCCACTGTGTCATCGCTGGTATCTATCTCTATCAGATGAGTTCCTGTTATACCATCAAAGTCCACAGACACCGTAATTCCAGCAGCGTTATTCCTCTGCGCCACCGCACCGTCTTTATGTATATGGACGTCAGTGTCGGCGAAGTTGGTAATGGTAGAGGACGCGCTGGGATCGTTAGACGTATAGGTGTTGAAATACATATATACAGTCTCGTCTTCTAAAAAGTCCCCCTGATATTGTATCATCCTATAGGCCCTCCAAATGGCCCTACCAATGGCCCGTAAAACACACCAGTCGGAGCATTACCCCCAGGCGTCGGCGTATATGTTACCCTTACTTCTACTTTAGCAATAAACATGGTATTACCCTTGCCAACATTGTCTTTCTGTACTCTTACATCGAAATTCTGAACGTCCGTCCAATCCCAGGGATTAGGAGCTTCGGCGTCGTCATATAAATCACCTAGATAAGAAGTCCAACCTGGCGAACCCGGTATTGTGGAATCGTAAGAATTAGCCGAAAACGTCGAGCCACCATATAGAGCGCGCCAAGTAATTTCATCATTACCATCGCCATCACCATAAGCGCGAACCTGCACATTGGTTATAGTTCCCAAATCAGTACCCGGTGCTGTGCTTCCATTCAGTACCTGCCTATCCCCGCTCGACGCCGTGGACGCATAATTCGTGAGGATATTGTCTACCATATTACCTGGATTAGTCCAGTCCGAAGTGCTATAGCTGTTGTAGTAATATGTTATAAATGCCATCAGAGACCCACTTCCGACAGATAGAATCCACAACCATCAGGCGGTTTGTAGCCTTTGTCCACCATATCAGTCTCAAGTGGATAGGGGGGGCAATTCCTTTCATACCAATCAATCTGCGCCTGGGTGACGAGCCGTCCCTCTGCGTCCACCACTGCTTCTATTGCGCCAGCTCTGCCCATGATCAAACAGTTACCAAACTTTGCGCCATTGGGTTTGCCATAGAACTTGCACTGCTTCTGGCCTCTATCAATACAAGGATTCAGAAACATTACGGGCGGCTTACAGCACTTCCCGCAATAAACACATGATCCTTCGCGCTTTTTGACACCTATCTCGCCCATGTTTATACAAGCCGTCCCTTCTGCGGCCCTGATGTTGCGCGGAATCTCTTTGCCATATCAAGAAAACTATCATAAGTATAACTGACACTACCCCGGCTCCATGATGTTGCTCTCGCTGTATCAGACGCCAGTTGTTCGTAAGCCTCAGCAATAGCCCCGTTGACGTTATAACTGTAGGCGTCCAGGTAGTATGGCTGTAGTGTCTGCTCTGAATCAAATCGAAACGTCCCGGATGTCAGGTTGAAGCTCGTGGGAGTCTTGAAGGTTGCATCCCTTCCTGATCTATCCCAGATATTGATCTTCTCTTCTGGATCCCCTGTTCCCGACCAGGTAACAACACTGCCCTCAAGCATGGTGTGGCGCGCCTCAAACACTTGCGAGTCAGGATCTACGTCCAGCTTTTTTCGATTGATCCGCTCTCGATGGAGATCAAGAAATACCTGAAGCTCATCATCAGTCCATGTGAATCGCTCAGTCAGATACACCCGGAATCTATCAGGCCATTGGGTTGCTTCACCATCTACTGAGCCGCCAAACACTACCTCCCAATAGCCCTCAATGGCTGTCGGAGCGAATAGATAGAAATATACACCTGTTGCGGATTGCGTCGGAGTAGCATCGTCCACAACTACCGTACCATTCGGATCGGTAATGGTCACTGTAGGTGATGTGGGATCCGTCGCTACATCATCCAGATCGTTGTATGTATTACCCAGCTTGATAGTGTCGCCAAAGTAATATTCATCATCCGCCAACGGCAGAGGCGTAGCATCGTTCAGCTTCAACCGAAGATGCTTGATAATGTGGTTCATTGTTATGCGCGCCATCGTGCACCTCGGTTAAATCTCCAATAGCGGCTCTATCGCAGCCATTTCGATTGGCGTCAATTCGACGTTTGATGTATCCAGATCTGCCACTTTGAGTAGCGGAACTTCAACCTCAACCTCTTGACTCAAAGCCTCAGTCCATTCTGCATTGAGTGGCTCTTGATCGGGGATCTGATACTGCATTTGCCCCCTGATGGGCTTTTCATCATCGCCCAACAACGGAACTTGAATCGGCTCGCCTTTGTCGTCCTTGTCGGCATACTTCCGCATAAGCCCCACTCGCACCTCTTCGGAGTCCGTAGCGTGACCGCTAAGGACCCGCCCCTGACGCGCCACAACCAACGATGTCATAGCTTTCATGGGCTGGTTTTGTAGTCCCTTGAGTACAGGCAAGGCTGCTCTGATCTGAATGTAGCTCAGTGTAATTTTGGTCATGATGGCCCCTTATGTGTTGAGTGACCCGCGGAGAGTTCCCCCCGCGGGTCGTCGTATTTGTAGCATGACTACGCTATCGTTATGGTATGCTCCGCGCCTGTTCCGCCTGCCTGCGCCAGATAGCGCCAGACAGTACCGTCACAGAAGAAGTACAGCAATGCTCCGATCTGCTCGCTTGCGGTTGTATAGGCTACTGACGAAGCGGTTGCATCGTTATATGCTACAATGTTGTTACCTTCAGGAGACGTGACTTTCAACTCATTGTCAGTGTCCTGTGTAAACCAATAGTGTAGTCCCGCTGCAAGCGCGGGGAGAGTGTATTCTATGTCGTCACCATCGCCAGCGTTGGTGAAGATCGTTCCTGTATCAGCCGCCGTTACCACATAATCTGCGGTTTTGTTAGTGATCAGCGCCATTGTGGTCACGCTGAGAGCCAACGAATACGCACCAACAAAACTCATTTCAGATGCGCCCGCGTCAAACAGTACATAATCTGCACCATTGGCGGCATTACCATATACCTTGATGTCAAACGATTTCTGTGTTGCGTCAGAGATACCGAACTCAATTACAGAGTCATCCGCGGCGGCGGCAATTTTCACGCCCCCGCCAGCAGTCCAGTATATCTCAACGTCCGAACTGTCGCCCAGGAGCAACTTGTCGTCATCGTTCATGCGGAGATCGACCTGCTCAAATATTACCTGATCGGCGCTGGCGTCAAACAGCACGATATTGCTTGCCGTCTCGCCAAACCACTTTACGTCAATCGATTCCGTGCCGTTACCAATGGAGAAAACGTCATCATCAGCAGCGGCAGTCAGCGTCAGGTCAGTGGTGTATTGAAGCACCATATCCTGACTATCGCCAAAACTAATATTGTCGTTGTCGCCCAGATACAGGTCCACATCGTCCAGGGTAATCGTATCGCCAGATGCGTCTATGGTGATAGTCTTCGCTGATGTTGACAGATTCCAGACCATATCGAAGCTGTTTCCTGTAGCTCCCCATGTGATCACAGAATTATCAGCCGCCGCCAGGATGTTCAATCCACCGCCAGCAGCCCAGGCGATAGTCACGTCTTTGGAGTCACCAAAGGACAGAACATCATCATCTTCCAACTGTAGGTCAACGCCATCCAGGTTCAGGATGTTGCCAGAAGCGTCAAATATGATGTTGTCATTGGCAGTGTTTCCATAGATCCACACATCGAAGCTGTTTGTTCCGTTACCGAACTTGATCACTTGATCATCAGCAAGAGCCAGGATGTCCAGGTCGGTTCCATCCCACCTGACTTGAACATCGTCACTATCACCGAATGCCAGTATGTCCGAATCATTCAACCTGAGATCCACGCCCTCGAAGTATACCTGGTCCGCCGATGCGTCAAAGTATACATAATTGGATGCGGTTTCAAAGAAAAACTGTTGATCCAGGCTGTTTGTGCCGTTGCCCCATTCCCACACTACATCATCAGCAACCGGGGTCAGCGACTGCATTTTCGTTCCGTCAAACACAAGATTGATGTCTGAATCAGAACCGAAGAAAAATGCCACACCATCAGCGCGCGTAGAACTTGATGTAGCAGGGATGACCAATGAGGTCCCATCAACATAGATCTCTACGTTATCCCCATTGGTGTCCTTGAATTGCAATCTGTTGCCAAAAGTGATGATCAGGGTGTTATCCAGACCGTCATTCATGGCATCGAAGATGTCCCGGGCTATCCCGGCGTCTATAGTCGGCTCTATCGCCGACAAGTCTACAGCAGCCATTTTTATACCTCTCTTATAGGGCTTCGGCTGCGCGGATCTTTGCCCTTATATCAACGGCTTTATCTCCGCGCTCAAGCGATACATCTCGTTCTTTTGCTATCTTCCTGAGTTCGCCAATTTTTACAACCTTGTCAAGCATGTCTTTTATTCTGACTATGACATGCCTGTGCTCACTCATTGCCTTCGCAAAATCACGATCTTCCGTATACTTGATTTTACCTCGTCCCATAAAATATCGCCGCCCGTTTATAGGGAAATCGCGCGCGGCTCCATTGTTTCGTACAATATACATTTATCTCACCTATTGCCGGGATTACTCGCTAAAATCACCATCATAGATCAGCCTCTTGAGCAGAACGGCGGCAGCCACATCTTCTACCTTCGCGTCAAAACGAATAGTATAGACGATATAGGTCTGCCTGTTGATAGCGTCCCGCTGAAGCTCAACTTTGATGTTCCGCTGTATACCTACTGCCAGGTTCTTCGGCGGCGTATATATCCCAAAGGAATATGTCCCGTTGGTGGCGTCAAAGTTATCCTTCGTGATGTTGCCCGATGTGGCCTCCATCGTCAGCGGTATAGACGGCACGGACACTATAGGGACTCTGCCGTAGGTCATTGCTTGATTGCCCAGAATGGCCTGATCGCCCAGCGTGGTCGCCCGTGCGCTCAGAGCAGCAACATAGACGGCCTCGACTTTAGGAGCTATATAGAACCGCAACTCTTGGAGCGTGAACTTCTTGAGATACCTGGTTGGCAGATCGCGCAACATGGCATTGAACTTGAACTCCCATCGACCGCTAGTGTCGTCCTGCTCGGCTATGTTTCCGTCAAGCTGAAAGTCTGACGTGTGATCACCATAGTTACCGCCATTGATAAGGTTGGACGCGTCCAACATCACCGTTGAACCTGTGACGGTGTTGTTATATGTCTCGCTTCCAGTTGACTGGCTGTTGTCCAACTGTCTGAACCAGCCGTCCATCTGCTTCCTCGCGTCCTTTGCTCCGAAACCGCTGGCGGTCGAAGTGTCTCCAATCAAGGCGACCTCTTCAAGCTCATTGGAAATCTTCTTTGCTGCTAACTCCATGACATGATCGAAATACCCAGGGCCTTCAGGCAAGTCCTCAAGGTCAGTATCCTTGATGGGTATAACTCCCACCAATTCCTTAGCCGCCAGACCGATCAGATTTTCATCGAGTTCTGTTAGGTACTCACCAGGCCCAAGCGTACCTGCGTATAATATCCTGTCGCTAATACCAAGATGACGGAGGTTCTTCTCGTTCTTCTTCATCCTGATAAAGTTGGCGTTCTTCCACAATACCGACTCATCTTCCAGTACGTCCAAAAACGCGTCAGCTTCTTCCGCTTCAAGCACAATATTCGGCAAAGAGACGGCTTTCATGACCTGATCTTTCCCGATATTCCGCAGAAGGTTTTGATTTGATAGCATGGTATTCACCTCTGTTTATTCTGTTTATATCAAAACAGGCTTACAGAACCTGTCGTTTATGAATGTTGGAGAAGCTGCATACCCCAGTTTGATTGCGCTTTGGGATAGAGCGTCCCATATTTCTTGAGTCGTTCCTCCTTCGTTAGCTCGCCGTCCGCACTGAGATCTTCGCCCGCATCTTCACCCTCATCTTCGGAGACGCCGGTAGTTTTCTCCACCTTCTCGACTCGTTTGACTATCGCTTGGAACATTTCCGCGACAGTTTGTGGCGCATCATCGCCAGAATCTTCAGGCTTGCCCCTTTTCTCAAGGGCTGCGAGAATAAGCTGCAAGTCGCTAGGTTCCTCTACCTTCATAACGACGCGCTCTGACTCAGGAAGCATATTGTTGAGCCTG